GCGGAAGGAAGACCATAGGATGGATTGACGGGTTGAGATGCTCCACTATCTTGGCGAATGATAAACAGATATTGACTGGAAGAAGACGAGTTATAAGTGAATTGACCGCCAATGACCCAGATATATGCTCCTATGCTGTTAGAGAAAGTAGTAGAAATGGCGAACACAGTGTTATTCGTAGTGATTTGACCCGCAAAGGTATTGTCATAAATGATAGAAGTAATCCCGTTCGTTTGGTAAAAACAGATATTCTGTGGGGCAGTGGTAAATCCACCACTGCCCGCATTGGTGAATTGACCGCCTACCATCATACCCGCATTATTATACATTGACCCACCATACAGAGCATACACTGTGTCATTTAATCCTTCTGACCCCGTGTATGAATCTACAACGGCATAGACATTGTCCGAAGAGTCTATTTGAAATATGTTATTTGCCGTGATTGAATTAACAGAAGTGAATGAACCGCCCACCCATAGACAGCTGGTGTTTTGATTGAATGCGATACAATAGGCGGTTGCTCCGTTTCCAGACATACTAAATGTAGCAACAACCGCACCCGTTGTATCGTATTTATACACCGCCAACTCACCCCCCACATACAAGTAGCCGTTAAACTGAATAGAACAATACATTGAAGCGTAGGGTGGTGAGATGGCGAAGGAAGTGTAATAAGAAGAGGTAGGAACTCCACCGTTGATTAACAATACATTTTCATAGGGAAAGGCTGGGGGGGAGACTGTGATTGGACTTTCTGCTTGGGGTGTGGCGTTTTCATACTGAAGTTGAAAGGGGCACTTCTGACCGTAATACGCTGAAGGGTTTGCCGTTAGACCCGTAAGAGCAGTATTGACATTCACGATAGGAGCATTTGAAGTTCCCGTGAGATTGATGTTTGTCCCCGCCGTGATGGAATTAACGATAAGAGAGGAAGCAATGGCTTGCTTAACGAAACTGGTGGTGGCGACTTGTTCGTCTGATGCTGAGGTGGCGACAGTGGGGGCTTGAACGGTGTAGCCAGTTCCCCCCGTTCCGAGTATAACGCCCGAACTGCCTACCAGAATCTGAGAGGTCAAATCCGTGGTAATGACTTTGAACTCTTGACCGCCACCGAGGACAAAGGAGGCATTACCCGCTGAATTGCCCGAGAAGGAGTAGTTTGCCGTGCTGACATTTCCAGTAAGGGTAGTAAGCGTTCCCGAAAGCACGACATTAGATGCCGTTCCGCCAACGGTGATGTTCGGATTTCCAGCCGTGATGGTATTGACAATGCCACCGCCACCCGAGCCACCCGTTAAATGCCAAATGGCAGTAGTGGGTTGAGGTGGGACGTTTTGGTTTGTAGCCGTAGCACTGTAGATGAATCCAGCATACTCTACAATGTCATTAACAATGTATGTCGTATAAGGACTCCACTGAGCATATGACATCTTTATCTATTACACTTACAGAAAAAAAAACGAGAACATATAGAGAATGTCAAGAGGTGGAATTGCGAAAGTCAAATCATATCCATTAGGAGATGATGATATACGGAAACTATTGGGCAATGACATCAAAATATGGAATTATCCACAATTAAAGGAATTAGAGAGTGCCGATGAACTCTTTGATGAGAAAGGCAGAGCCATTGTGCTATTCCCCAACAGTAGTCCCACTTCGGGACATTGGACGTGCTTAATGAATAGACCCAATGCGATAGAGTTCTTTGACCCTTATGGTGATGCCCCGGACACCGCACAAAAAGATGGTATGTCAAGAAGCCGATTGGAAATGCTGGATATTGAACGACCCGATTTAACTCGTTTATTGAGAGCCACGGGCAAACCCGTTTTTTACAATCATCATCAGTTCCAACGTGAATCACCGAATGTAGCGACGTGTGGTAGGCATTGTGTAGTAAGGTTGTTGTATGCTCCATATTCACTGGACAAGTATGCTTCTATTATTAAGAAGAGCAAGATGACCCCCGATGACTTCGTGTCGGGCATAACGTATGATAAGTTAAGAAAATAATCTCTCTATGTGATATAGAAGATGGCTTACAATCGTGGAAGATTTGAGCAAGTAGGTGGTCTGAGCAGTAGTCCCGACTATTTGTATTACAATTGCGACATCATTAACAACAACTCTAAAGACCTTGGTGTGCTTCAGAATGATGTTAGTAGTCTCGCCCTTACTGCTGACCCGCAGATTCGTTTCAATGAAACTCGTGATACGGCACTCCTTAAAGATGCGTCGCAATATGAGTTCTCTATCGTGCGTTTTACAATGAACGGTGCGAACCGTGATTTGCCGTTGTTTATCCCTAACATTTTACTGGGTCAGAATGACCCTAATCTGACTACGTATTCCGTAGCAATCTCTTACCAGCAGACGTGGAATACCAACTTGGGTGCGATTACGTTCAACATCACCCCACTGCCCACGTTTATCACCTACGTTCCCGAAGTCAAGAATGATTATCTTGCCCCCATTCCACGAACCCCCCTTATCACTCAAGACCTCAGCAGTCGTTATTATTGGGTATTCACTTATCAGCATTGGATTGACCTTGTGAATCAGACGCTTCTTACGGCACATCAGACACTCTATACTGCTTTTCAAGCACAGTGGGCGGGATATGTTGGTCTAACTGACCCCTTTCCCTTTTCAACATTTACTGCTTTTCAAGCAACTGTTCAGACCCCAAGCATTGTGTTTGATGAGAACAATCGCCTCTTCACACTGTTTGGTGATTCTGATGGCTATGGTCAGCGTCTGGAGGATTTTGTAGTAGTTCCGTATGTGGCGGGAACGGCATCTCCGCAGACTCAGCCCCGTGAGCGTCTGTTCTTTAACACAAATATGGCGGGTCTGTTTGCGAACTTCAACACCATCTACTGGAATAACACTACCATTCCGGATAATACGATTAACGGTGTAGTCTATCCCGCTTTCCCAGTGAATAACGTTCCTCAAGGGTATGTGTATGAACTCATCTTTAGCAATAAGTTCTACAAGAACGTAGCGGATTACCGTTTGCCACCTCAGTCCGGTATTCCACCACTCGGATTCGTTCCACAATCGGCTCAGAAGGTCTATTGGGAACTTACTCAAGACTTCAAGAGTGTAGATACACTATGGTCTCCCGTTTCATCTATTGTATTCACTACAACTCTTCTTCCGATTAAGACGGAGTCTGCTTCTGCTCCTAACGTTCTGGGAAGTGGCAACTTGGGTATATCCGCTCCGACCACGCAAAGTGCTTTTGACCCTATCATTACGGACATTGCGTTGGATTTGGCTTCGGGTGGTGCTGACCTTTATCGTCAGTTTATCTACTACGTCCCCCTTGCCGAGTATCGTATGTCTGACCTCTCTCCCAGCAAACAAGAACTCCGCAATGTGGATATTCAAGTCTTCTGGAAGAACCGCTTGGACTCCCAGTTGTATCCGGTCTATATGTATAACCTTTCAAGCGTATCCATCAAGATTATGTTCCGCAAAAAGGGCATTATGGGTAAATGACGGGTATGACGGGTATGACGGGTTTGACACATAAAAAAAAGTTTTAGAAAAATCCCGGTTTGAAAATTATTTTTTAGGGGACATTCTCCCAAAAAATAATTCATACCCTAAACCCGTCATACCCATCATCACCCTACGGGTATTAATTCCGCCAGTTTTATTTCTACAGACATAATATAAGAAGATGAGTGCCGACATTGAGAAACTCGCCGTTCTGGATTCACGTATCGTTCAATCACGCCCGAAGTTCGCAGTGGAGAAGGGTGCTCTATCGCTGACCAATGCTCCGTTCAACGCCATTGCTGCGACCTCGTCCCAGCACACGTATAACATCTACGTGCCTTCGGAGAACGTTTTTGTTGATAGAAAGTTGCTATGGAGTTCCACTGCCTTTATGTCTATGACTCTGACCCAGTCAGCCCTTCCTTCCGACGGCGACTCCCTCGTTGTCCCCGGTCGTGATTTTTCATTGGCTATGCTCCCTCTGAACTCCCTCTGCTCTACCATTTCTGCCACGATTAACGACACCACTTCGGTCATCAACTCCCAAGACGTTATGTATCCGGTTCTGCGTCTGACTGACTACAAGAAGAACCGTTTGGTTCGCACTGCTCCCACAATGATGGACAAGTATGCCAACTACAACGACGCTTACGGTGCTCTCAACAACTCTATTGGTGGCTATGACCAAGCGACGGACTACGACAACATCGGCAACGGTGCTACACCCAACCTTATCTTCACTGACCCGGCTGGTAATCCTCTTCCAGCCGTCCCACCGGGCGGTGCGGGAACTGCTGCCTATGTGGCTGGGGCAACATACCCCGCTGCGACCTATTCTTGCGTGAATGGTGTCCCCGTGTTTGAAACTGCCCTTGCTGGTGGTACTCCCCTTGTATCCCTCATCTACTTCAAGTTCCGTTCCACTGAGCCGATTGTGTTGTCGCCCTTCGTGTTCTCTGATGAGTATGAGTGGGACACTGGTCTGTTCGGTCTGAACAACATTCAGTTGATTATGAACCTCCAAGGTGCTACGGGCGTGAGCCGTGTGGTTCGTCAGTGTGCTCGTGCGGGTCGTGCCATTTCCAGCGTTGCGTTTAACACCCTTGCCAATAACGGCAATGTCTTCGCACAGAGCGTAGTCAATGTTCAATTCCTCACTCCTTCATTGGACGTGCCACTCCCACCGAAGAGTGTAGTCCCCTATATGGAGTTTCCCCGCTATATTACTCAGTTTTCAGCGGGAAGCATTGACCCGGGCAAGACGGGTCAGATTCAGTCGCAGACCATTACTCTCCCTTGTATCCCGGACTTGCTCCTCATCTATGCTCGTCCTTCCGCCGTCGGTAAGAATGATGCCGATTGGTATTTGCCACTCGCCACTCAGTTGGACGGTGTAGCGAACCCACTCTCGGTCAATTTTGACAACTTCAGCGGTCTGCTCTCAAGCGTCAGCACGGAGCAGTTGTATCAGATGTCCGTGAAGAACGGTTTGGATATGGATTACGCTTCGTTCATTGGTCAAGGCAAGTCTGCGGGTGGTTCATACCCAGCCGTTGCTGGTGGTGGCACGTACGGCAATTATGCTGCCCGTCAGCAAGGTCAGACCATTCCTCTGGTCGGTTCGGTTCTTGTCCTCAAGCCTTCACAAGACATTACCCTCCAGTCCGGTCAAGCCCCTTCGCTCGTCGGCAACTTCACCCTCCAGTTCAACATCACTGTTAAGAACACATCAGATGTCTCTCAGACTCCTCAACTGTTTGTCATCACTGCCAACTCGGGCTTCTTTGAGTCCATTCGTGGTTCGTCCCGCATCATTAAGGGCGTTCTGTCCGAACAAGACATCATCTCCGCTCCTCTCGCCCCAATGGGTGTTCGTGCGGAACTTGACCGTATGGTCGGTGGCTTCTCGTTCTCGGCACTGGGCAACATCTTGTCTAAGGCACGGGACATCTACTCCAGCACGAAGCCTCTGGTTTCAGCCGTGAAGGGTCTGCTCCCCGAATCGGGCTTCCTCGGTTCAGTGAAGTCCGGTCTGAACACCGTTGGCTACGGCGGTGCGTCGGGCGGTGCGTCGGGTGGCAAGAAGTCATTGGCTTCTCGTCTGATGTAAAGGATTCAGAGAATCCGAACCTTTAGGGTAATCTAAGCCGAATTAATTTCCGTGGTTAGATTATAAGATGTCCGCTCAATTTCGTTCTGGTGTTCCCGCATCTCCCGCTCTTTTACGTCAAGGCACTGCTACTATTTCTCTCGGTACTTACGCTACTGCTCAGATTGCTGATACTGCTATTACCGCTTCTTCTGTCGTTATTTGCTGGGGTCTTGGTGCGTTAGACGGCAATCCCGCAACACCCACTGGTGCGAGAACGTTTTGCGTAGATACTATTGCCCCGGGTGCTGGTTTTGTTATTCGCTCACAAGGTGCTGCCGTTGCCGACAAGCAAGTGGGTTGGGCGGTTCTGAAATATTAAATATGTAGGGTATGTAGGGTTTCCCTCTCCAAGATTCCGGTTTTAGAAATCTTCCGGGCAAAAAGACGCTTATCCCCCATCTTTCTAAAAATATTTATAAGGGCGACAGACCCGTCATACCCGTCATAGACTTCGTCTGATGGGATTGAGTAAGTGGTGTGTGTCTAATCCCTTAATCGTTATATCAATATAGAACAGAAGATGTCCTATCTTGATGTAGTTGCTACAATCAAAGGTTGTTATACGGTTTCCGACCGCCTCTTTTTCGTATGTCCGTTCCATCACAAATTAACTGATGACGGTTTAGATAAGCAATACAAATGTTTCTATAACACTTATTACACACAACCTTCTCCCTACGGGAGGCATTTATTTCCTCTTTACGGGCTTCCCGATACTTCTTACAAATTACTAAATGGCGATTGGGTGTATCCAATGGAACTTCGTTAATGGCTCTTTCTGTATTAAAACAGTTCTCTTGTTGTGATGTGTATCTCAGATTATCAACTTTGTTATTCAGTTTGTTGCGGTCTATGTGGTCTATCACCAATCCCTCGGGGCGTTCTGAAATAAAACAATTAGCAACCAAGTGATGAAAAAGATAATTATGCCTTTTCCCTTCACGGATTAACTGAAAATACAAATATCCACGATTCTGTATAGTGCCTTTTATCTGTTTAAATCCACCTTTATTCATTCGCCTTCTAACATTTCCCAAGTTAGATACTTCATAATCTTCAACGGCATTCTTCCATTCCTCCATTCTATACAATCTTGCGATATTATCTTTAAGTTGTGAATGGTAAAAATACCATTCATCACCATAGAATTGATATGGCTAATGAGTTCGCAGAGTAAGGGTCATTCGCCCAATCACCCTTTATCTTTGTCGCTCGTTTGCGGTAGTTGCTACGGTGTTGCTCAGCCTTCTTATCGTGAGTCATTGAATAGAGCAGATAATCTCCTAATCCTACCGCACCAAAACGAATTATCTTTCCAGAAGCATTTGGAATCTGTAGTTTGTGCTTATCATCATTGCTGAAACTCAACATATTATCGGCAAGACCCAAAGCGTGTGCCTTCTTCTTTGCCATCGCAAGATAGTCTATTGGCTTCACTCCCCACTCTTCCAGTTGCTTCGCAAACTTCGGCATTGGAGTGGATTTACCTTGCCCATAAATTACGGTGTCCGCCACACCACCCGCATCAGTCAAAGCACGAGCAATCTTACCCGTCCAAGACGGCACTTCTTGAATCAATTGGTCAATGGGTTGTTTGACGAAGTCATACACGGCGTTGTTGCCCAATCCACTTCCCGTGAGCATTGCCATTACAAAGTCTTGGCAGTTGTTGTGAAACGCATCATAAAGGTAGAAGCGATTTCCCATTACGGCTCTCGCACCGTTCAGCAATTGGTTCATTGTTAAACCAACACCATTCAGTGGGACGTTCATCATCTCCGTGTCTTGGGTAGGTTGCGAAGCGGTATGGATTTCAATGACGGCGTTCTTTTCCATTGTAAAGCGTTTCTTCAGATTGTCTTGGTCGCTCACTTGAACGATACATTCTAATTGGAGATGGAAAAACTTATCGTATTGATACTTCTGTCGGACGGTATTCCACGCCCCGAAACTGATAAGGTTAAGTGCGGAGTTGAGTGCGGATTGGATAGGGTCTCTCCGAACATATAATTCCACAATTGGCTTATCGCCGACGTAAGCCAACAAACCACGAACTGAAGGAGATAAGCCTTCACGAGGTGCTCTACCAGCCAATACATTTCCTACTGCGGACACCGCATTTGAAATGCCCGTTTTAACCGCACTGACACCACGCTTTGCCGAATCCCACAAGTCCCCAAAGAATCCAGCACCTTTCATTGCGGGTTCAGAGCCATATGACTCTTTCGCACGAGTTAAGATGGCTTTCACTAACTTAGATGGGATAGAGTATCGTTGCTCCAATGTGGTTTTGTGTTCTTTACTCAATTGAACATTCACTACCTTTGATTTGTCATACTTATCGGTGGTGGGTTTCAGATTCATCTTAAAGTTGCTCCAGAAGTCCGTTGCTTTGCGTTTGAAATCGCCATACAACACGTAGAGGGTCGTTTCACGGTTGGGGAGTTTCTTAATCTCCGCATCATTACGCATCATACCACGGGGGTTCTCCACCGTGTAGAGCAATTTGGGGTTCTTCTTCTGAAAATACCTAATGATTTCAAGGGTCTTGTGTAGAACCGCCGTGCCTTCCTTGGCACGTTCGGACTTGGGCTTGGCAGTATGGGGGTCTCGTTCGTGTAGGCGATAAACCATTGGACTATATGTATTACACGGAGGTGAAGCCCATATGTAATCGGGAACAAACTTGTTCTCTTCTGCCCACTTCTTGTAGTCCCAATCCAGTATATTCGCTTCAATATCGGGAGTGTATTTTGACTCTAAGTCTAATGACACTACGTTGAAGC